GAACCTGATTGGCTTCCATGTAGAGGGTAACTATCACACCGCCGTGTCCGAGAGCTTTGCTATCATGGGCATGACGCTATTTGCGGAGTATAAGGACGCCATCGCAGTCATTGATGTAGACTCTACTCCCACGCTTGGGACCCTGACCGTCGGCTCTGCCGCTGGCACTGAGTCCGGTACTACAAAGCTGACTGTGACCCCAGGCAAGGAGTCTACAAACAATGTCTATAAGTACAAGACGGACCCCACCAATGCGCCCACAGTTACATACGGACAAAATGTGAGGACTTGGAGCACTTGGGACGGAACGTCTGATATCACAGCTACCACCGGGCACAAGATTACAGTTGTAGAGGCAGACGGCACCTATAAGGCGTTGAACGCCGGTAACGCTACTGTGACAGCACAGACCTAAGAAGGAAGGGGGGAAGACTGAATGTGCGGCTATATCACCTATGAGCAGTACAAAGCCCTGGGGGGAACGGCTGAGCAATCGGCCTTCCCCCTGCTGGAAAGACTGGCGCGTAAAAAGTTGGACTACTGGACGCAGTTGCGTATCGCAGAGGTAGACGACGACATACGGCTTTGTATGCTGCTTCTCATTGATGCCATGGGAAAGATCAGGAGCGGGAAAAAGGATGTTTCGAGCGTCAGCAATGACGGCGTGAGTGTGACGTATGCCTCTGCCCAAACGGAAGAGCAGTTGATGGGCTCCGTGTATGACCAGGTTGTTGAAATCCTCCCTGTGGAGTTGGTCAACCTGGAGGTGGGGTCATGACGCCGCTTTTTCGGGAGACAATCACGGTTCTAAACCGCCGGGCAGTGGAGGACAGCCCGGACGGGGTGGACAACTGGAAAAAAACCATTTTGACTGGCTGCGTGTTTGCGAAAACCACCATCCGCAGCGTATCAGGCTCTGATGTATCGCTGAGGCAGACGGTGACAGTCCGAATCCCGGAATTGCCGAACTACCACCCCTATCAGGAGTGGAAGGATAACATGGCTGGATTCACGGCCTCTGTTGGCGACATCGTGGTACATGGAAAAGTTGTGGAAACTGTGACGCCGGACAATGTGCGGGCAGTGACGGAAAAGTATGAATCCATGACCGTCCGCTCCGTCCGGGACAATACCAGGCTTCCGCTGGGCCACGTCCATCTGGAGGGCATATGAAGATCAGCGTTGAGATTTTCGATTCAATGAAAACGTTCAATCGTATTTTTTCTGATGACGTTAGGAAGTACACGAATACACGACTGCACGCCTATTGCTCCCAATATGTTCCAGGAGGAAGCGGTGGGACGCTTAACACCGTCAAAGATATTACAAAAGACTACGTGCATTACAAATCTCCATATGCTCACTATCAATGGGAAGGGGAGTTGTACCTGGCTGCGAATGGAAGTAGCTATGCAGGAAAAAACGAGTCAAAATACCCGGCAGGAAAACCGTTAAAATATCATACTCCAGGCACGACATCCCATTGGGAACGAGCCGCTATGGTAGCAAAGAAAGAACAACTTGCTTCAGATATTGAGGCTTATATCAAAAGGAAGTGAGTTTATGGCGAACAAAAACAAGGAGATATTGGACTATCTGGAACAATGCCCCGCCGTGAAATCCTTCCTTTACTTTAATTCCACAACGGAGAAAACCGGGCGGATCAGCGTCCATACAGTCTACAGCGACATGTGGGAGAAGCGGTATATCGGGAATCGCGGGATCAAGGTGTACGAATTCGCTGTGGTGCAGATGCTTCCCCAGGACGAGGGCACCAGCAAAACCAATGCCGAGCAGGTCCAGGCGGTCCAGGATTTTATGGACTGGATTGATGAACAAAACCAAAAGCGGAATTTCCCGAAGTTTGAGGGCTGCAAGGTCCTTTCGATTGAAAACCTACAAAATATGCCGAACTTGGCGGATGTGAACGAGGCGGGGACCATTGCCCGCTATATGTTCCAGGTTAGGGTTCGGTACTACCTGTAAAGGAGAGAACTTATGAAAGTATCTGAATTGATGGCGGGGTATACTCCAAGCCCGGAATTTGCTGGACTTGCTACAAATGACGATTGGGTACTTGCTGTTGGAATTGGAGAAGAAGTCACAGATGAGAATGACTATACCGTTGTTCAGCAAGGTGTGTCTGGACTGGACCCTCAGTTAAATCCTGTTACGCAGGACAGCCAATATATCAGAACAGGCCTGTCTACTTCTAAGACTGGCACACAGCGCACTTTTGCGATTACCGGAGACCGTTATATCGGCGATGCTTTTCAGGATTATTGTTTTGGCCTGGATATTGCGCATGGTGTTGGTCAAAAGGTGGTTGTTCCGTATGTATACTTTTCTATCTTGACTGGAAAAGGTGAGAAGGGCACCGCGTCCATCATCGTGAACTCTGACGGCGGCGGAAATGCAGGCGAGAACTCTGCAATTTCCATTGATCTGCGCAGCGTTGGAACAGCGCCCACAGCTTACACATATTCTGCGGGGGTTTAAGGAGGCTTTATGGGTTACAAGGTTATGATTCTTGGGAAGTCCTATGACTTGCCTGCTCGGACTCTGAACGTTGACGATATGATTCAATCTATTTCTGAGACGGACCGGCTTTATCAAGCTGATGAAATTACGAGAAGGGAAGCTGTAACGAGGCTGCATGGCTTTGTAGAAGAACTAACGCCTGGCGCACTCCCAACATTAGAAGAAGTTGATACTAACGATTTGATGAAAGCCTGCTTGGATATCATCGCCGCATATGATGAGCCGAACAGAAAGGACAGAATGAACGTGCGGCTGGCAGAAGTTCGCGATCTTATTAAAACGCCTGAGTTTCAAAAGATTCTGTCTGCAGTTCCTTACATGAAGAAATGAGTCTTTACCAGACACCCCCTGATTCTATCCTAATCAATGGCGAGAAATATCACATTGATACGGATTTTCGAGTATGGATGGAGTTCCAGGGGATTTTTACCAGCGGGAAAAGTGATACGGAGAAGGCTGGGCAACTCTATAACTTAATGGAGCGGCTTGGCCTGCCTCCATCAAAGCCAGCGCTTGATTCTATGTTGGAATTTTATTCCGGAGAATCCCATGAGAATGCGGATGGAAGCAAAAACAGGCCGATAGCTTTTGATTTTGAGCAGGATAGCGAATTTATATATTCGGCTTTTTTAGGAGCATATGGCATTGATCTAGCTGCTTCCCAAATTCATTGGTGGAAGTTTAAAGCACTGTTCAAATCTCTCCCAAGTGACTGTGAGTTTTGCAGGATTATGGGGTATCGAATTACTCCGATAACAGATGTTCCGAAAAACCAAAGACAGTTTTACAGGAATATGAAGACTCGATATGCGTTAAAAAAGCAGCTTGGAAGCGGGTACAGAACAGAGCAGGACATGAGGGATTATGTCAAACGAAGATATGAAGAGGCGCAAGCCCGCATGCCCACATTGCGGGGTAGTGGACAGTCGGGTGATGTTAGGGCCAAATGCGAAAGCGGTTGACATCTGGCTAAAATGTAAAATCTGCAAAAAAGAATTTGAGTTGAAAGTGCCGTAGTGCCATCACCCTAGGAGGCGGGATCATTGGCAAATGACGGCACTGTAAAAATCGGAACCGATATTGACGAATCTGGCTTTAAAAGTGGACTTTCCAAGCTTGGAAAAGTAGCTGGGACGGCCCTAAAAGGAACTGTCAAAACTGTTGGTGGAATCGCTACAGCAGCAGCTGGCGCAGTAACAGGTTTGCTTGCGTTAGAGTCAGCTACCGAAGAATATCGTGTTGCACAAGGAAAGCTGAATACAGCGTTTGAAGCGGCTGGATATAGCACAGAAACCGCCAAGCAAGCGTACACAGAATTTTACAAAATTTTGGGAGATACCGATACCGCAACAGAAGCATCTCAATTACTCGCAAAATTGGCAACAAATGAGGAAGATGTTTCTACATGGACCAATATTGCGGCGGGTGTATTTGGTACATTTGGTGATTCTTTGCCCATTGAGGGTCTAATAGAATCTGCGAACGAAACAGCCAAAGTTGGACAAGTTACTGGAGTTCTCGCTGATGCACTTAATTGGGCTGGAATTTCAGAAGACGAATTTAATGAAAAACTGGCCGCATGTACGACTGAGAGCGAACGCAATCAACTTATTATGGACACGCTTTCCGGTACTTATAATGAAGCCAGCGAAGCCTTTTACCGCAACAACGAGGAACTTATCCGGGCACGCGAAAACCAGGCACTGTTAGATGAAACACTTGCGAAGCTTGGAGATACTATTTCCAAAGTCAAAAATAATTTGCTCTCTGAGTTTCTTCCAGCTATTACATCCGTAGTTGCAGCATTTGATGATTTAATAAACGGTGTTGAAGGTGCTGACGAAGCATTTTCTAATGCAATCAGTGATATGGTTACATCACTGGTTGAGAGACTTCCAGAATTTTTGTCATTTGGTGTGGACGTGTTACAAGCTATTTTGCAAGGGATCATTACGAATCTTCCAACCTTGTTAGATGGCCTTGTTCAGGTTGTTACGGAAATTGGGGCAGCTTTGGTAGAACTGGCTCCTATGCTACTCGATGCTGGAATAGAAATTCTAAAATATATTGGAAACGGTATAGAAGAAGGGCTTCCAGCACTTGCTGAAAAACTTCCTGAGATCATTGACTCCATTACTACGTACATATCTGATAACTTGCCAGCGATTTTAGATGCGGGCGTCTCCATTCTAGAAAGCATATTGAATGGAATTGTTCAAGCGATTCCGCTTTTAATGGAAGGTCTTCCGGAAATTATTACTAGCATTATTTCTTTTATTGCAGAAAATCTTCCGGAAATTATTGGAGCTGGCGTAGAAATTGTCATTTCTCTTATTTATGGAATTATCAGTGCAATTCCGAGCATTGTACTTGCGATACCAGAGGTCATAGACGCGATTATCGACGGATTTTCTCAATTGCCAGGTATGTTGTTTGATATCGGTGTAAATATCATTCAAGGTCTTATTGATGGCGTGGCATCCATGTTTGATAATGTCGTAAATGCGGTTGAAAGTATAATTGATGCTATTTTTGGAACGGCAGAAAAAACGGCTGAGGTACATTCTCCGTCCAAAAGAGGATATAGATTGGGCGCAAACATTGATCAGGGAGTTGCAAACGGCCTTGAAGATAATGCGAAATCTATTGAAGCTGCCGTAGCTAATCTGGACGTCATGCGGCAGCTTGAAAAAGCCATACCGGATGTTGAAAGAACCATATCATTTACAAATGCTGGCATGGTTCCTGGAGGTGTTGCCAGAGCTTATAGACAAACAGAGAGCAGGCAGGCCCAGAATCGTGGAAGAGATAGTGGCGGTACATTGCGGG